TCTCTGAATGTATATATTTCATTTATAGTAAATACTTGACCTGTTGTTACTGCAAATGTAACCGTTGCCCCTGATGGTAAAGTTATTGTCTGAGTTGTTTGGGAAGTAGATACTGTTAACGCTGTTGTATATGTACCGCCCTGAGTTGCTGATACACCAACAACTAATCCATTTAAATTACCTGCGGCCGTTGGTGCAGTTGTAACTTTAACAAAGTAATCTTGGTTTGTAGTACCTGTATATGTACCTGCAGCAGTTACTGTACCTGTTGAACCAAGTGCTGTTGCCATAGATGCGGAACCAACTACTGCGGCAGAACTTACAACTAAAACTGTATCTGCTGTAGTTTCATCAGAAAGTGTTGCAACAACTAAATTATTTGCATCCTCATCATTGTTTATAACACTCACTAATCTACCACGAGTCGTTAAAATATCTGTTCCATCATATGCCAAAACAACATTAATTGTTAATCCACTGACACTGATTTCTGTGTCATATGAAGCTTCGATTGGTTTGTATAAGTTAATCGTAATTGCTCTATCTGTTGCCTTTTTATCAGTTATTACTACCGTATTGGCGATAGTAATTGTGCCATTAACACCAGTTTGTACAACTTGATTTGCCACCTGGTTGGAATTTTCAAGTAACGACATATTCTGTCCATATAAAAACGTCCCTTTCGGTATTACATATCTACCAAATTCATCTGCTGTTAACCCCGCGATAGTGGACTGACTTACTTTAACAGGTTTGCCAACCATGTTTTCACGGTACATTAAGATAGATTCTTCAAATCCTTCATAATGTCGTTCAGTTTGCTTAAAATCCATTGTCATTAATTATTTTCCCCCTTATTAATTAAAAAAATTCTTTAGAGCATCAGTATTACCTTTTGACGCTTTTTTACTGGCAACAATATCTGCTAGTAATTTATCTTCCATTGTTTTTTCTTTTGGTGCTTTTTCACTTCCTGCACCACTACCAGCACCCCCTTTTAGCTTTGCATCAACTAATTCCGGGCTTTCCTTTGCCCAATCAGCAATAAAATCAGAAACGGTTAATTCAGTACCATCTTTATCTGTAATGAATAATTTTTCACCATTATCATCAAATTTAGCTTTATGTATAAATAAATCAACCATTTGATCTGATTTTATAACCCCTTCTTTTATAAGGGCTTTTTTAATTTCGGAACGTTTTAACTGATCCTGTCTTTTACCTTTTTCTGCGATGAGAGTTTTACTTGTTTCTTCGAATTTTTCTTTTAATTTCTTATTATCTCGAAGTGTCTTAGTCAATTCTCTCTGCATCTCTTTAACTTCTTCTGGTGTTACGCTCCCACCAGTTTTACCAATTTCTTCCTTTGCATCTGCAACTGCTTTGTCAATATCTTCCGCATCCAAGTCAATATTAAATGCATCCGTTATAACTTCTACTTTTTCTTTAAATTCTTTAAGTTCTTTTGTACTGGCAACTACTTTACCCTTTTCTATTTTTAAGTTGTCCTGTGACTGTTTAATTTTTGTTTGTACCGTATCATCATATTTTTTATATGTTTCTCTAAACTTTGCCGCTTGCGTTTCGTCTAACCCAAGTAATTTTATTAAAGCCTCAATATCCAATCTATATATCCTCCTATTAATTTTATATACAACTAAATTTTGTCCTTATCTTATTATACCATACTTTTGGTAATTTGTCAATACTTTTTTAAAATATTTTTTTATTTTATCTTATTATTGGATCTTCGTAATAGTTCCAGTTGCTTAATGTTTTTTCCCAATCTCCTGTTTTTAAGTACTTGGATAAATTATCCATTGTAAACAACTTTGCTCTATCTGTCTCACTCAGTGAATTAATATAATTATTTACACCTTTTACATTTAATTTTTTATTTGTATTTACATCTTCTTTAAGAACTTTTTCTAAACTACACATGCAATGTGGATGAGCCGGATATCTTGGTATTTTATTCTTTGGATAAATACCTTTTCCATATCCAATATCAGCCCCCGCATTTACATCGCAAATATCAAATGGAAATCTATTATGGATTGATGATAACTTCCATCTATATCCAAATATATTATCATCATCTTTATCATTATATAACATACTCTCATAGGCTGCTCTTGCAACCTCGGTATTATTTAACGCCCTGTATTGGCTTCTTACGTTAATATCAATAGCTTTATTTATAAGGTATGGCGTTATGGATGCTAATAAAATAGCCAACAAATCTTTTAACTTTGAATTGTCATCATCTGTAATTCTATTTTGCCTTATTTTTATTTGCATATCCTGTAACTGATCAATTATATTATTATATGTTTTATCATTGGAAGTATCCATATCTTGATATAATAGTTTCATTTTACTGGATATCTCATTTACAACCGATAACGAATCTACATTTTTATTTGCGATTGTTATTATATTTGATACTAATAATTTACCCGCTAATACAACATCTTCTACTGTATTTGATAAATTAGATTCAAGTATATTAACTCTTTTTTGTAAACTACTTGAACCTTTTACCCATGGCTTATTCAATATATCATTTCTAATAGTATCTGATTTTTTATCGCGTATTTTATTTATAGCTGATAAAATACTATCTATCAGATCATCCGTAATAACTTTGTTGAAATTATAATCTTTTAGTGCCAACTTAATTGCACTTTTAATACTATTACCCTTAGACACCAATAAAATAATACTTTTAGTAAATTTTTTTGAATCTTTACTATAATCATTATTAAACTTCTGTATCAATTTTAAAACATTTTCCATAATAATCACACCTTATCTTAAGCTGATGTTGACAGCACCGTTGGCTTAGTTTCTATTGGATCTTGTGCCGTACTGTCGGCCATAAGATTTGCTATCGTTGCATTAATTACATTATCGTCTTGATCCTTTAATGTATCCCTAATTACTTTTTTCTTCAACTCAATATTGTATGAAGGGCATATGTTTAATGCCAATCCCTGTGTTGCAACGTTTAATGAATCAATCGAATCCACAATACCAAATTGACTGTTATATGTTACTGTTACATTTGTTGCATCTAAATTTTCGCTCACGTATAAACCAAATATATTTGCAACTATCTGTTCAACACTCTCAAGATTCTGTGCAAACTCTGCAATCGTTTGGAATAAATTTGCATTGTCCCATTCTTTTGCTATTCCACTTTCCTGTGTTTGAACGCCTGTAACCAACTGCAAACTTGCCATTCTGTATATTTCTTGTACCATCCAAGTTATCTCGTCTGACAACATCTTTGACGGGGCCGCATCTGGTGATATAAATTCTGGTTTCTGTGTTCCAGCTTTATATGCTAACAGATCTGTTGTACCAACGGCGATACTTTTTGCAGATGCAAAATCATCCTCTTCACTAACCGGATAGGTAAGTAAACTAAACGCCTGATTTCTATTACGTTCTCTAAGTTCGCTGCATGCGTTGTATATGGCGTAATTTGTACGGGCTATTGCATATATGTCTGATTGTGGTATAAGCCCTTCTGAGTCGTTTAAAGCACCATATATTGGAATTACTGGTATAATACCAATCTCGTTTGTTCCTTTCGTACTATCCCCATCTGCATCAACCTGATATGTATCATTTGTCCAAGTCCATGTTTCTGTGTATAATACCTTTTCTCCATCAACTATTTTAGTACTTCTAATGAAGTATTTTATGTAAATTAATTTTCCAAATTTATCAATAGCCCAATCAGTAACATGATCCGGTCTAACTAAATACAAGTATGGATATAATCTGTTATCTTTTGCCGTTTTCAACGATACAGGTTCGGACGTATCTAATTTATCCATATCAACTACAATAAATTGAACCCCATGTAACTTTGCTCTTATGGCGGCCCTCTTCATAAACCTATTCATTGATGTTCCTTTTCCGTCAACATTCGATAAAAAATCACCATAAAACTTTGAACCTGTAAATTCCCTTCGTGGTGAAGTTTTAAATATAGGATTAACATGTGCATCAACAACTGGTTTAACATAATTACAGTAATATGATAAACCTCTACGTCTATTGTATTTGTCTGCTGGTTCTCTTGGATGGGCTATTAAATATGCACCATCTTCAAAACCGCCGCTGGCTCTATAGCAATCATCTAACAATTTATATTTATTTGGCATTCCATGAAATGGTACTGATGCTAATAATCGTAATAGTAATGTTTCCTCTTCACTGCACACGCCACTATCCGGTTCATTTGAATCATAAATCTTTTGGTCATGTTTATTTGACAATATATTACCTCCTTATATTCCAACCCTCATTGCCGCGTTTCTGATGTTATCTTTATCCCTATTTGTATATACTCCGTACCGAAACCCATCACAAGTATGATCGTCAACTTCTTTTGGCGCATCAATTCCCTTTAATTGTGCTTTTTCATCCCATGAGTATGTTGATATTTGCTTGATGGTATTCTTGCACTCGTCAACAACATAAAATCTGTCAGATCCAATCATTGTTGCAACTGTACGAATACCATCCAATACTGAATTTTGTGCATTTCTAACTTTCATTCTGAATCTTCTTAACTGCAATCTAAAACTAGCTGCCGCCGGATCAATTAGTATCTCAATCTGTTTATAGTTTAATCCTGTTATTTTTGTATGTAGTGTTATAAACTCTTTCATATCTTCTGAATAGTCTAAATCTGTTTTCTGAGATTCTTCTGTATGGCCATCATAATAATATTCTTTAACAGTGAAGAATTTTCCATCATATGTTTTGCACTGTAGCAGAAACACTGTTGCATTACCTGTACCATAATCGCATGCAACCCACCATTTTCTAACTTTATTAAATGGTACATCTTCTAATTTTATTACATGCCGTTCACTGACAAACATATCATATATAAGACCATCTGCAAGACACCACTGCCCTAAAATGAACCTCTTATAAAATACACCGCTGTAATTACGTTTATATCTGTCCTTAATTTTTGTTGATAATGAAGGGTTATCGTCCATATCAAAATGAAGATATATACCATTTTTTTCACTTAGTTTTTGTATAAGCTCTGTATAAACCCAATGGTATGGGCTTCCTGGATTACAGTTAATGAATATTTTACTATCTTCAACTGAGCATCTTCCTGTTGCTTGATTGTAAAATGATTCTGGCATTAAAACTACTTCATCAAATAATACAGAACAGAATGTTGAACCCTGTACTAAATCCTGACTTGCCTCATCCTTGCCGCCGAAGATCCAAAACTTATTAACTACACTTCCCTTGAATATTTCTATGTAACTTAATGATATATTTTCCTGTATCTCATATCCAAGACTTATTAACATTTGCTTTAATGGTGAAAGGACATTACGTTTAAACGCCCCAATTGTCTTACCACACATTCCAGCATCCATCTGGTTAAAATGACTCATTACATACAATATAAAAGATAATGTTAATATAATTGTCTTTCCACTACGAATTGCGCCGTCTGCAATTATTATATCTTTATCTTTTACAGGGCTATTATCAGCCCAAAATGTTAATACTTTTAATTGCTTTTTTGAAAATGGTTTAAATTCAAATCCCTTTGTCTCATACTTCCTTAATGCCATCTAAATCATCATCCTTATCGTCCTTCCAAACTTCTAATGATTTAGAATTAATTGCTTCAAGAATATTGCTACCAGCTTTTTCATCTTTAGCTTTTTCAGCTTGCCAACTAAAGAACTCTTTCAAACGGTCCCATGCCCATTTTTGATCTAATAGTTCAATTGATACACCATCTCGGCCTTCTTTAATCTTGCTAATAAGGCTTGTATCCAAATATGCACTATCTTGTAATTCAACCTTATTAATCTTGCGAGTCATAACTTCTCCAGTGTCAGGATCTTTTACAACTCCACATAAATTAACAATTGGTATTACTTCTGATTTGAATTTAACAAAATCACCAATATTTGCATTTGCAACTTTCTGTAGAAAATTAACATACTGTGTTACATCTATTTCCATTGCATGTAGCATTATTTTCTTTACAGCTTTTAATTCTTTTTGTACCGATGGTTTTGCCATCAATTTACAGCCTTCATATGTTGCCCTTGCTCTAGTTACTGTAGGATCGTTATCTCGATATGCCTTAAGATAAGCTGATGTTGCATTTCCGCTTTCAACTACGTATAATACAAACTCTTTTTCCTTATCACTAATATTACTATCACATACATGTTCTATCATCTTATTTGTAATAGCTTTAGATTTTGATGGTTTAATATTTGCTTCAATGATATCATCTTTTTTCTTTCTCGCCACATAATTACCTCCTTTATACACCTACATTAATTATAACACATTTTTACTAATTTGTCAATACCTTTGCACAAAATAATAGCCATAATTAAGTTAACGAATAATCGCAACCTGATCATGGCTATTATAAAAGGAGATAATAAAAATGAATAAGTCTGTTTTTGGGAATTAATGGATTTGAACCATTTATATACGTGAATACAGCCACCAAGACTTTTCCCATATGGAGCACCACCACAGGATCTAACTGTGATTATGGCTTTACAAAAGCCACGTACTAACATTATACTAGTGGTGCAGTAATATTGGTGGGACCTGATGGGAACGATCCATCGACCTGTCCGTTATGAGCGGAATGCTCTAACCAACTGAGCTAAGGTCCCATTAATATAGGTAATATTAACCCCAACCATCGTTAATATACTTGATGACCAATCAGTCTCATACATAATGTCATCCCCGTTGTTTCATCCTATATTTATATTATAACACATTTTTACTTACTTGTCAATACTTTTTATAAAACTAATTTTGTTCTTGTTGTTCCAACTGTGAAATAGAAACCATCACTTGCTTTTTCAATTGTTCCATCTAACGCTCCTGCTGCAACTGCTGCCGCCGGAAGTAATGTTGATGTTCTAATTCTTACAGGTGACATTGTAAGCGGTGATGCTCCTAGTCCGCCGTTTAAAGTAGCCGCACCGCCAACACCTGTTGATAGATACATTAATGCTACAAAAGCTATTCCACCTGTCCCTGCGACCGCTGGTGATGCTAATGTTGTAATAGGTACACTTGATAGTACAGACATACCACTTGATGTTGTAGTGAGTACTGGAGTATTTGTAGTTGTCATTGATACAAGTCCTGATACATATGCCGCTGTTCCTGCTACAACTACCTGACCAACTACTGAATCTGATGTATGTGTAAATGCTATTGCTCCACCAATTGCTAATGCAATATTATCTGGTGCATCAACTTTAAATGATGCTCTATTAGCAATAAAACTACCTGTTGCTCCTGTAGTTGAATAAAAACAACGTGCCGATGCATTTGAATGTAGAACACTTACATTACCATCTAATAATTGTATTTTACTTGCAGAATTTGTATTGGTCCATACAATTGCATCTCCCACGCCTGATGGGGAAACACTATTAACAAAACTATTTATTAGTTGTAAATTAGCTGCTGCAGATCCACTAAATGATAATGTTGTTCCTGATCCTGCGGTTGCTGCATTTTGCAATACAATATTTTCACCAATAACTGTACCTGAAAATGAAGATACATGATTACCAATAATATAAACACCATATTTAACAGGTGATGTTATATTTACTCCTGCCTTTAGTGTTATATTCTCTGTGTACATACCAGGATATACACCTATTGTATAACCACTTGAAGCAACGTCTATGGCCCTCTGTACTGTTAAATAAGGTGAACCTAAACTACCATCACCTGCCGTATCATTACCATTTTTAGAAACATATAGATAATTACTTGGTTTGATCAAACTATCAACAGCTCCTTTAAGCCACCAACCATTTCCTGTGGCCGGGTTTATATTTTTATTACTCCACACATATTCTGTTTTAGTATCTAATTCAGTAAAATTGGCCAATTCATATATCTTACCTGTAGGCTTATCATCTGAAAAAAGACCACTATAATTAAGTTTATTTATGTCATAATAAACTGCCATTAACACACATCCTTTTAATTTTATATAAAACAAAAAGGACTAGTTTAAAAACCAGTCCAAAATATAATGATGCTTTTTCCAATCTCCACAACCATCCCCCAATATTACCATAGTAATCAAGTTTGAAAAGCATCTGAAAAATGGTTGCTTCCGTTTGCAAACGTTATTTTATTTAACATAAACCTAAATGGTTAAACCAACTGCTAATACAGCCTCACAAATGTTATAAAATGGACAATAGTTAACAGTATTTTTCTAATATGCTCAATTACATAACATTTTCTCTTCTCACATATTAAGGTGTTTCATGTTAATACGATTTTGGTAGGATTCGTAACCTCTAATACTAGTACTTGCTCACAAGTGAATGATATTCTAAATTAAAGCCCCGTCATTCCCGGAGGCTGATATTATTATTTGTTGTGGTGATCATCCACATTCATTCAATTCCTATTTTTACAGGTTGGAGTTCCTGACTTTGTTTATTCGCTTATGGCTGTTAGTTTTCAGTATTTTATTGGGTTCAACTAGTGAACTTCCCCTCATTTAACTGTACATACAAGTATTACAGCACCACTCACTTATTTGCCTCGCTCTTTCGGGTGCGATATCCCAACTTCTTGGAAATGGGTTTAACGTCTCCATTCCGACCATGTATGCATACAAGTTATAGGATAATCATTCTCAAAATATTTTAGCATTAAAACTTATCCCATAAAGTGGGAATCTTTTTTGTTTCTTTTATCCTATATTATTATTATAACATACTTTTACCTTTTTGTCAATAGATTTATATAATATATTTAATATAATATTTGCAAAGGTTATATCAACTTGGTTGCAAGCTGTTTAAGTACTATTTTTTATATACTTTAGGGAATGTGAGTACTTGATATATAGAAAAATCCCTAGCATTTAGTAAAAATTAGTCCAATTTATAAATTAATAAAAATTGAAATAGTTTAACTAAATGTTAGAGGATTTTTCTATATTGATAAATTTCTTTAGTGAAAAGCTCGCACCTATCAATAGTTCTGTTTTTACAGAGCCAGACTATTACTTAAGAACACTCAATGCCCGTGTTCATAATAGCCATCCCACATATGCATAATAATACACATACGTCACTGACCACCCTTGCCGAATTATATTGCCGCAATCGCAATCATACTGTAAGTATTATAAATAATTAACAGGTCCGTTACATTAGGATCACTGTTTACATCTATAATATATATCTTATAGCAAAGCACATTTACAGATTAAGGCTGTGCGGACCATGACCAATTTCTTGTATATCAGAAATTTAAGATCTTATTATATAACGGTTAATATTAAATTTTATCTTATCTACAGTATACCACACTTTAACATATTTGTCAAGTGTTTTTTATTATTTATTTTAAATTATTTTTAACTACCTTATTTATATTATAACACAACTAAAGTTAAAAGTAAATATTTTTATTTACATATTACATAAAGTATGCTATAATTAGTTTTAATAGTTTTTATTTTGTTTCCTATATAAGTATAAGGACTATGCAATAAAAACAGCACACAGGCAATACTACATAGCTTAAACTGTATTGCAACACTAAAATATATGTATTATATAGAAAGGAAGTCCATAACATGTTAAAAAGTAATATTCATAAGAAGATAACCAGTGAGGATAAATTTGCAAGAAAGTATTATTGTGATCATGCAAGACTAAATTCAATTAGGTTTGACAAGAAGTATAACAAACGTAAATTAAGAAGATACTTAAAAAATAAAATGAATGACTGAAAAGTACTTTACAAAAAGGTATAGTTGTGTTATACTATAAATATAGTATAAATTAAAGGTGGTTTTTATAGTGGATAAAATTTATGGTAAGAAAACTAAACAAATGAACATTAAATTACCTATAGAACAAATGCACAAATTCCAAACAAAATGTGATGATGAGGGTACTAATGTGTCAGCAAAGGTTAGATATTTTATTCTAAGATACTTGGAAGGTAGATTAATATGCAAGAATTAAAGACAGATGATATTGAGTATATGATTGAATTTGCATATCAAACAATGTATATTCCTGACTCAGCGGCTAGATGCTATGATGCTGCAATGAATCAATTAGAAAAAATTAAAGAATATATCAAGGTGAATAAAAATAATGAACAATAATGAGTTAGATCTAAACCATGAAATAAACGAAAATGTAAATGCAACAGCATCAATAACCGAAGATAAGGTTGCTATTGGTGTTGATTACAAAATATCAGATGCAACAATATTATCAGTATCAAAAAATAACAAAGGTGAATCAGCCGCAAAATTAACAATTAATATATAGGAGGAAACTAACTTATGACAGGATTAGAAATTTCAATGCAATTACAGGAATTAGATGTAGATATTAATTCTATTTATGAAACAATGAATACATCAATTTCAAAAACAGCAAAAGATGAGTTAAAAAAGGTATTAGCAGTATTAGGTGATAGGTATAGTGAATTATCTACAACCTCGTATCGACCAGTTAGTGGTGTTATTAATTGTAAGGGAGAACATATGGATTACTTATCTCTTAATGGGATTATGTGTAAGTTTACAAAAGATGACACAGCAGAAAATCTAATTAAAGAATTTAAAAATTATAATTGGAAACGCGAAGTACAGGGTAAATTTGCAGAAGATGATGGGAGCCATGGAAATTGAACAATATTATGATAACATTAAAATTATCGGAAGAGCAGATTATTGCACTTGGTGATAATGCAGAAAAAGAAGAATTTAAAAATGATAAAGAGTCTATGATTGGTTTATATAATTTGTTATTATATAAGAAAGTAAAAGAAATATTAGTACCAGCGGATGCATTTATTGCAATTAGAAAGTGGGTTGGATTAGATTGAAAAAAGCAAGTGAAGAAAAATTCTTCGAATGGTTTTATTTTAACTGTGACTTTGGACCTAGTGATTCAGATTACCGGGATAGAAAAGTTAAAGAGTTTGAAGAAGCAACAGGATTAAAAGCACCAGATGGTTTTGGAGAGGAATGGGAAAATGCAGAGTAAATATAAAGTTGGGGATAAGGTTAGGATTAAAAGTTGGGAAGAACTTTTAAAAATTGGTAAAGAGTGTTATGCAGATCAGTCTATATACTTTGAAGAGATGCATGGTTATTTAGATAGGGATGATAGTTCTTTATGCGGTAATGTATTCAAAATCAGAAGTATAAGTACTCTTGGTAAGTTCTTTGTTGATGCCCCAACTCATGCTATATTTTGTGATAATATGGTAACACCAGTTACAGAAGAAGATAAAAAACCTGACCTATACTTAAAATATGTAAAAGATGACGTGGTTGAACATCCAAGTCATTATACAACAGGTAATATTGAGGTTTGGGACTATATTAATGATCAAAACTTAGATTATTTTCTTGGAAACGCTGTAAAATACATCAGCCGGGATGGAAAAAAGGATAAATCAAAGGAAATTGAAGATTTAGAGAAAGCGGTTGCATATTTAAATAAAAAAATAAGTATTTTAAAGGAGAATGTATAATTATGCCACTGTCAAAAGGTAAAAGTAATAAAAGTATTTCAAAAAATATAAAAACAGAAATGGCAAGCGGTAAATCACAGGCACAATCAGTGGCAATTGCATTATCTGTTGCTAAAAAGGGTAAAAAATCAAAGAAAAAAGGTAAATAATATGTCAGATGAAGAAGTTTTTATACAAAACGCTAAAAATTACCATGAAAAGCATCCAGAGGTTGATATGGTTACTGCAAAGTATCAAGGTGCTTATAATAATTGGTGTTCTAAGATGTTTGATAAATATTCTGACTCTAATTATACAGTTGTATTCAGAACAGATGGAAAGGAGATTAATTAATGTTCATGGAAAACACAAAATTATATGTAACAGTTGAATCAAGGTATAAAATTGGTCAGCGGGTTTCAGATACATTTTTAGGTCATCAAAATGGTATTGTAATTGATATGAAGTTAGATGAAATAGATGATGTGTATTACTTTGTATATAAAATAGAATTAGAATCAAGTGGTGAAACTGTAGAAATAAATGAGAGCAATTTAAAGGTTATTGACATTATATAATAAACGTGATATTATAGTGACAAAGGGGATAGTAAATATGAATAAATTTATTTGTAGTAAGTGTGGAACAGATATTAACTTAGAAAATGATAAATATGGGTATAGTCTGGATAGATGCCATGAGATTAGATTGGGAAGAGTTGGCTATGGTTCCATATTTGATGGATGTGATCTTAATTTTAATTTATGTGACGATTGTTTATATAAATTCATTCAATCATTTACAGAAAAAGGTAAAAATAAAGTAATGCAATCAGGTTGTTGGCAAGAGTATAAACCGGACAATACAGTTGCGGAACAGTTGCGTGATTTTATAGGCAAGATCAAAGGAAATAAATATTATATATTTGGAAGGAATAAAAAATGAAAATTATAAAATTAGTAAAAAATGGTCATGATAATTATTATGCAATGTTTGACAAAGAATTTCCAGTATTAACATATGAAAAGATTGGTTCAGATTATGTTGGATCAGTCAAAGATGACAATGGAAATGTTATATTAAGTAATGTATTAAAGTGGGAAAGTTGGCCCGGTGCATTTGGTGGAAGAGAAATAACACTAAAAATGAAAGATGGTACTGATCAAGTAATTAAAGATTATTGGTATGATTGTGGGTATGATTCAAATGAAGGTGAATTTATTTCGATTGGGGCCGGAACGTTAGAAGAACTACAAAAATGTTTTGTATATTATAGTCTAAACATTAAATTGTCCACATTTGAAGAAATGGTTAATGAATATTTATCACGGGACAAATTATATGACTATAAAGAAGTAGAAGAATGGGCAAAGATTCAGTATAAATGGTATCCTCTTGTGGTTCACGGTAAAGTTCGTCCGTTTATGATGAATAAATTTGGTATGGTTGTAACAGCGGAAACCAAAGAACGTGTTTATACAGAACGATTTAATAGACGAAGAAAAGATGGTAAATTATATAATTATTTTAAAATGTCATATAATGATGGGACCAGATTAGTAAAATTAGAGGATACATATATTAATGTATGCCTAGAAACGCTCACAACGTACTGTAGAGACGAAATAATTACAAACTGTAAGCTAGATCCAGAAACAAATAAAGCACCACTTACAAAGGAACAACAGGATGAAATTAAACCAATTAAGAGTGATATTAAATTATTGAAGGATCTATTGAAACGGCACGATGCAGAAGATTTAATATCATTAACATTTTTGGAAGATCAATTACAAAAAAGAGTAGAGGAGTTTTTAAAATGATAACATTATATAATAAAGTAAATAATACAACTGTTGGCATATTTAATTCAATGGATGAAGCTAATGAGATTAATGATAATACAGGAAGGTTTACACCAATTGATACTAACGTTACAAATTATATTATAGAAGCACAGGGTGTAGTTAGGGTAACACCTAGTAGAGAATTAGCAATAAGATATTTTGATCTTGGCATGGCTACAATTAAAAAACTACAACTAGAAGAACAATTTATTGTGGGGGCTTGGTAATGGGACTTATATGGTGGATGTTATATAAATTAAGGCATTTTTATTTAAGTGATGAAGATAGTTGTAGACTAACGATAGGCGTAGTATATGCAAAAAAGGGAACAAACCCATTTGAAAAAGATTATGAAGAACAAGTGGCCCTTGGAGTAAAAAATGGATTTGTACGGTATAAGTTCAGACATCCACAGGATCGATACAAAGAATGGATTGGTTGTTCATGTACATGCAGTTCTTACATTCTTACAATATTTACCGATGATATGGAAATAATTGATATTGATTATTATGGAGTGATGGGTAGATGAGTGATGCAGATACAACAGAATCGCTTAGAGTAGCGTTACGCAGTCGATATCAAATGCCTGAGTGGATATTAATGGAGGAAGTTGGAAATGCAACTGGTTGCCGCTGTAGTCGTTATGCAGATGCATTAGCATACAATCTTTATCCATCTAAGAACTACCAAAAGATTGGCTTTGAAATTAAAGCCTCAAAAGGTGATCTTAGGAGAGAATTAAAGGATGGTTCAAAGTCTGATGCAATTGCCAAATACTGTGATGAATGGTATTTGGTAGTTCCAAAAGGTTTATGCGATAACGAAGAAATTCCTTTAACATGGGGAATTATGGAATTAAATAATGACAAACTCAGAATAAAAAAGAAACCAGAAAAACTTGTTAATAAAATTCCATTTGATAATGACATTATTTCAGGAATTTTACAGTCCGTCATTAGACTTGCAAGAAATCGTTATGATTGGAATGCTAGTATTATACAAAGAAAACTCGAGAAGGAAAATGAAAAACATATTGCAGATAGAATTGCACAAAGATTATCAGAAGTTGAAACTGATCTTGCTGCATTAAAGGATATAAAACAAAAATTAGGACTAAGTTCATATAGACCAATTGATTCAGATGAATTTGTTAAAAACTATAAACTTGCACAGAAAATATCAGATCAGTATGTTGAGTATAGAGCACAATCACTTGAAACAGTTGCAAAGAGATTAATTGAGGATGCAACAGAATTACGTAAAATAGAAAAAGGAGAATAATAATGAAAATTGTTAAAGTATGCGGTACATGCGATTGGCATGATGAGTTTACATGTGTATGCTGTAATGGTAGAAGTAAATTTAGGGCTGATGTTACAGAATTAATTGGAACATGCAGATTTTGGACGGATAAAAACAAAAACGTATTAGGTGAAATATTTGCAAGCAGTTGTGGTAATGATGGTAAGCCAACTTTAGACAAGATTGGTTCAGATAATGTTAATACAAGAATACTAGAACAGTCTGTATTAAGAAATATTGTTCCTAAAGAATTTGTAAGTCAGGTACATTTGAAAGGAAGTCTATAATATGAAAACAGGTATCGACGCATTTGGAGAAGAAGTATTAATTGGGGATCAGGTAGTTTATAATACAGGATATTCCGCTTATTCTAAAATAAATGGAGTAAACTACAAGGCATTAAATAAGGGAATTGTAACAAAGATTACTCCAAAGGGAGTTACAATAGGTAAATTAATTAATAGACCATCAAATAAAATTTATAAAACTAATTCACATAGGATTGAATTTTTAACTAAAATAATTATAAATATGCAAGACGCACTTATAGAGTTAGCATATCTTGGAGGAAATATAGGAAGCTATGGAAATAGTGAGGGTAATAAAATTGCAATTAATGCATTGGAAAGATTTTATAAGGAAATTGAAACATAATGTACAGTAGGAATAAACAGTTTAAGAAAGCAGTTAGGATAATGGGATTATATGGAACCAATGTAAACAACAATATTTTTATACGCGCGTTGAATTATATCGATAAAATGTCTAAAGAAACTAAAATACTACTTGCAAATATGAAAAGGATATGATATAATGAGTAATAGAGAAATTGCAAAACAGTTATGTAAAGAATTTATCATAAGAAAAAAGGGGAATAAATGAAATGGGATTTTTAGAAAATGTAAATTTGGAAAAGATACAAAGTAAAGATGATGATATTGTTGATGTATTATTTTATATTTCTGGTGGAAACTCCGAAGATAATAGAGTAATTAATATGCATAAATATGATATGTATAATAATGGAGTGTTTTTAAGATATCGTAATAGATTTGATGAACCAACAAGGCAAGAAATTTTAACCATGAAGTCAAAAGAAAGTTATCGTTATGCAGATAGTTATTTACGTGATAAAGTAAATAATGTTGTGAATGGTATACTAAATGGTTTATATAATGAATTAATTTGCCGTAGGCGGGAATGCATTGCTGAATTATTACAAACTGGAAAACTAGAATCAGTATTTGAATTTGACGGATCAAATAAGCCTAAATTATTTGAATATGAATTTGATATTAGTGAATCTACATTAGATGATTTAAAAGTTCCAGAAGGAAGTCGATGTGCAATTGTATCAATTAATACGTTTAAAAAAATAGTTGATTTAATAGGCGTAAAACTTGGTATTGGAGTTATTGCATCAAAATATTATAAAGATAATATAATTACATTTTTACCAACACTTCATATTGGTGAGTTATTAATTGGTATTACACCAGAGGAAGCAGATAATTATAATAGGAATAATTATAAAACAAAAGTATTTGATAATACCGGAATCGCTGTATCATGTTTTTGTCCTGAAACATCTCCGTCAAATTTAGAAATGATTATATCAACATTATTCTTACCGAAGTTGTCAAAGGGAATAGAAGATCAAATTAAAATTGTAAAAATAAAGGATGATAAATAATATGCCAATAGAATTAGAAGAAAAACTACAAGAGGTAAATATTGGGCAAACAATAATTGACTTAAATGAAATGTTAGATTATTTTTGTACACAAAATAAATGTAACAATTGTAAATTAAATACAAAAAAAGGAAATTGTTTTAAAAATAAAGCACAAGAAAACATGGAAAAAATAGTAAACAAATTTGAGGAAGAGGTTTAATATGAAAACTGATAAAGAATTAGAAAAGATTATTTATAAATGTAAAGATGCTCTTGATGAATATTGTGAGAATTGTGCCGTGTGTACCCCATGCAAATTACAGACAATATCAGGTAAATGTGTTAAGGTTAAGGCGAATAAAAACCTACGTAAACTATTAAAATTATTAGAACTGAAAACAGTTGAGGTTTCACTATGAAAGTATATGCAGTTTTTACAAATGAGTATGCAGATGGATGGGGGTGTTCATACCACTGCCATGGTATATTTAGTACAGAAGAATTAGCATTAGCTGCAAAGTATAAAGACGAAGCAGGTAATATATGGCCGGTAGGGCCACAAGATATTTGCTACATAGAACTAGATTCTAAAAATGTTGATGAGTATATAGGAGGATATAGCGAATGAATAACAGATTACGCGCAAGATTACATCACCATAAAATAAGAATTAATGTAATCCGATATATGGTATATTCATGAAGTTATGTCAGCAAAGGATTATGATCCTTGGTATGAATCAGATTATGGAGATTATAGAATAAGCAATAGTAACATTAAAGCGGTTGCATATTATCCTGAATCTAATCATGTAGAAGTGTGGTACAGATGAATACAATTACAGTAAACGAAGATAGACTAATACAGATATTAGAAATATTTTCAGAACATGTTCCATGCCATAATTGTCCATGCAATAATACAAATATATGTAAAAATAGTGCAGTATTAAGTGGTGATTATTGTGATGATGGTATTATGGAGTATTTAAAAGAAGGCGTTGATAAATATGAATTATAAAATAGGGGATAAAATTGTAGTAGTAGATACAGAATTTACAGATTATGATAAATTAAAGGATAGAATATTTGTTATTTTACATATTACATCACTAGATTTTATGATATTTGAAGATGATTTATTGAAAGATATTATAAAAAATCAGAGTATTATAATTCAGTTATTAACAATACTAACAAAGAGGGTGTAGTATATGAGTAGAGAACCGTTAGACGATTTAAAAGAATTAGCAATAGTAGGAAAGTATACATGGAATACTAATGTAAATAAGGAATTTATAAAAGCAATTGAAAATTTAGAATCAGCACATTTTGTGAATGATTTAATTTCATTCAAGGACAGACGGCCAAATATTTCAGATAGATTTGTAGTATATGTAAATGCAGCACATAGAATATTAACGTGCATAAATGAGATAACATATGAAGATGAAAATAGTAATAAGTATGCATCTTGTTGTTTTGATGATCAGTATTATATTAAGATTAAAAAGGAGAAATTGCAATGACAGTAAAAGAATTAAAAGAAGAACTTGAAAAGTATGATGACAAGGATGAAGTATATTATTATAATAATATTGAGGGTTATTTTATTGTTGAAGAGGTTGAAGAAGTATCAGATGGGGTGATATTGAAATGACAAGACTGGATAAATTAAAACAGGAATTAACATCTTGTAAAACAATTGAAGATATTTGCAAGAAGATAGATGATATTATATATGACTGTAATTTATGTATCTATAAAAATGACTGCATAAAGTATGGTAGAGTAGATAGTTGCTCAGATGGTAAGAATAAATACTTTGAGCAGGAGTGCAAATAATGTTAATAATACTGTCTGTATTATTATATTCAGTTATGATATTACTAGAATATAAATATGATCTCATAAGAACAAAAAACATATTTGTTAACCTGTATATCATAATATTGGATGTGGCAATGTTATTACTTTTAATTAATATGATAGGAAATAAACTATGAAATACTATGTTGCAGATTTAGATAAACGTTTTTGTGATATTGATCCAGATGATAACGGCATAGCCACATTAAGATGGTTTATTATGAACCGGGCAAAAGAATATGGAGATCCTGATCCTGAATCAATGGCCAGAAGACTTAAAACAATGACAGACGAAGAATTAACGGAAATAATAGAATTATATGATTATTTGGATATGAAATAGTATAAGCATCCTACGGGGTGCTTTTATTTTTGCCCAAATGACATTCATGGTCCATTTAAAATTTATACAGAGATTATATTAAAATGGATTTTAGATTAATGCCCCTAGGACTCCACAGGTTGAGTTATAATATACAATGCATATACTTATATACCTTACCATACAAAGTATCAACACGGGTGATTGTGAAGGGTAAGTTGTTATAATATCATTTGCCCGGGAGTATTAATGTGGCAGTTTTATAATATGGTAACAAGGCTGCAAAGTTGGAAGGCATTACAGTAAGACATTTGGGAATAAGATAACAAGTTTTAAAAGTTGGAACGGTACACAGTAAGACATTTATTGAAATTATAAAATTTTGTGATACACCCCGCATACGTTTAAACTGAAAAAAGATTAAGGGTACGCCCCCCTACCATTATACCATGGACTGTTGCAGCCTGTCAAGAAGAATGTTTATACAGTTTGATGAATAATAATGCACGTTGGCAAATATCCGATAAATACTCATTATCGGAAAAAAGTACACCAATCCTTTTGAATATAGGGGTTTGAAGGTTTTAAAACTGCATTTGCCTACGCTTTGCCAACGCATTTGGATTACTGAATTTATGCATGCATATTTGGGGGGAAAAAGTTAGTCATGTTTTGATACCCTATAGAATTACTCTTGATTTTATACTGCATTTTCAATAGGACTGATACAGGCATACAATATATTAACCTATATAAGTATAAAGGCATAGTAATAAAGTACGCTTAAAACACATTCTACGAGGTCATATTTACAGTTGATCCTAATATAATCTAATGAATTGCTGTTGCAGTCCTGTCGTTGTATACAACTCTTGCAATGTCCATCATACAAACACACAACTGCATCAATATATTCCATATTATGTTAATTTAGTTGAATAATAGCTATTTTATAGGGTGCAATATATGCCTTTTACCTCATATCATAAACAATTCAGTCAATTGTGTCCTATGCATACACACATTGCATGATCTAAATTGCTATTGGAGTGTTGCAAGTTGCCGTGTAGGCGTGTGTCAATCCCGCTTTTGCAATCATTTTTTGTAATTTGTGTATCTTTTAATACTATATTGACACCTTTTGCAATCATTTTTTTTGTAAAATGTTTATACAATTGATAATATTATAATGCATTTGTACTACAATCATGTAATTGTTGGTGTAATTACTCTGTAATGCAACATACTAACTCAATCTATCTATATAATCATACTAATATACCTATTATCCTTTACTTGTTATATTCCTTATACTGTGATATAATTATAATGATAGTATTCTTATACTTAGTATTTATAAAGAACATTATACTTATTACAACTCTTATTCATACTCTTAATACAATGGGTTCTTATTCTCGCTCGGCTACCCTATATAAAGCCTTATATTCACTCTGCACGTCCATACTACAACTACCCTTATACTTATACCAATTCATATATTACTTTCTTTATATCAGCAGCCGGACTGTACAACATCAATACAATAGATAGTAATAATCTTATTTGCATATTTTACTTATTTGATTATATTCCTAATTAATAATATTCTTAATTAGTTTTATTATTATAAAGTTATATTATCAACTTGTTATATTATTATTATTATTTAAAAATGGGCAAAGAAAAAGCCTTACCATTTACTGATAAGACTTGATCTATTTTAATCATTTAGTTCTGTAAACCTTTGTTCGAGTAAATCCTGTATTTCAGCTGGAGTAACAAACCACTCTTTAGACTCTTTCAGATTTTTTGTGATAATAACAATATCATTTGAATTATAACTGTCATTTTGTCCTGCAATACACTCTATTTCTCCATCACAATCATATAAAACAATCATCGCTTTTCCATCAAAGTCATTAAATTCATCACAAACATACTGTAAGTTCTTAATAGCTTCTTCTGTCATGTCTTCAATTGCAGTTGCGTGTCTTTCTACACTCATCTCAACCACTCCTTTAATTTATCTTATAATTCATTATACATCTAATAAATAAGTCTGTCAACACTATTATTTAAAATAAATAAAAAAAAGAGCCTATCATTAGTTAATCACTTCCAATTCAATTATTTCAACTTTACAAGCCGTGTTACAAACAAATTTTGCAAACTTTTGGGCTTCTTCCTTTGTTGTAAATACTGCTTGAGAAGTTGATTCAACTCTGTCTGTAAAACGATTTAAATAAACTGGTTGATATAATTTCATGATTATCGATCTCCCTTACATTTTATTAGTCTATTTCATAACCCTCTGAATTATAACTCTGACTGATTAGTATGTCAACAATTATTTAACCTTTACTATAAATCCAATACGGCATTGGTGTATGCCACTTTTCATAGGCTCTTGAATCAACTACTTGATATAAACTATTTCCAAATGGTGTACTTTGTATTTCGTAATAAGTATCCGTTTCTTCATTATAAATTGCCCATGCAAATTCATCGGATAAGACTTTTGCTATTTCCACTGTACAACTATTAGTGTCCCAAAGTTCTAAATGTTCGTGAGTATATCCAATTAGCTGTAATTCTGGTTTGTTACCAAATTTTTGAATGTGATCTGCTAAGTAATTATCATATGCACTCATGCTAATTTCTCCTTTGTTTTATTTACTATAATCATTATACTGCTGGATAATTGTTATGTCAATACTATTTTAAATATTAATTAAATATTATTTTGACCTCGTAGAATCGTTTCTAAGCGATTTAATTTAACAATGCATATACTTGTATAGGCTTATAGTAAAACATTTGATTAGCATAGCAATGCATAAGCAAAAAGCCCTTACTATGTATTAAGTAAAGGCTTAATTTATTAACTATACTCTAATTTTTCACAATTGGTAAACCACCACTCACAATTTACGCAACGTGTTAATGGTGGCATTTCTCTAATATTACAGTGCTTAGTTATCATATCACATCCTTCAATATCGCAGGATACAAAACATTTAGGGGGTTCATTATTAATTTGTCTCAAGATAGCAATCTCTTGTTTTGTCAAAGTACTCCATCCTTTCTGATTCTTCTAACGCTAAATGACTTTTATATCTGTAATGCTTGTAATTATCCCCATGAAAAGCCTTAACTGCTCTTGTAAATCCATGATCTAAAGCCTTTTCAACAACATCAAGCAGGCATAAATCACGCATTGCATTATATAGAATAGTTATTTCAGTTTGAATAATATCCCCATTTTCAAGATAAGACTGCTTTTTATGTGGATCTGGTTCATTGGTATAATTCATATCATTGCATTTTCTAAGATAATACAATAATTCAAGTCGTGTATAAAAATACTGCTTTTCATTCTTTGTCATGATTAACATTCTCCTTTATATAATTACATTAGCGAATGATAGAGATAATTTATTCCCCATTCAATAGATTCATTGTTAATACCTTCATTGGCATCATGCCCGTGTTCAAGCAATGTTAGTACGCAGAAACATTGCTTGTCTGATAATTCTTTACCATCTTTAAACACTATTTCTCTTTCTTCAATAATGTTTCTTACATCTTCAATTCCCCATACAATACTAATTGTCATTTCTTTTTCGTTAATCATTTAAAACCACTCCTTAATTTTTTCTATAATTCATTATAACACTAAACAAATTAATTGTAAAGACTTTTATTTAAATTTAATTTCTTTTTTTATAGGTTTCGCCTGTTTTATATTTCCATTCAATAGTATAGATTGCTTTACTCCATCCGTCATAATATCATCGAAAGCAACCAATATGATCCATTTGTCTAAATTGCTCTATAGCTGATTTTAAACTGACAGCTTCAATCAAATAAATAAATCTATCTTTAAGGAATAATTTAAATACATATCTATTTTTCATATTATCAGCTATTTCATTAAACTATTTTAAAATGTAATTCCATGCAAAACTGGACTGCTTCTTGATACTCAAAAAATTGTTCATAATCAAATATATCTTGTAAATACCCATTCAAATACTGCTTTATTTCGTATAGTCCATTACTTTCAACCAATTTAATACTCATGTATAATACCTCCTCTTGATTAACCTAAGTATATCATACCTAAAATACACTTGTCAAGAAAATAATAAAAAATAAGCCCTACAATTAAGTAGGACTTTAATACTATTTCAATAGGTCTTTAATTCGTTGGTAATATAATACCCATTTTTCACAGTCAACGTCTGCATCATCACACGATGCGTAACAATTACCCATTTTATATAATAATAGGTATAATTGATTGCTCTTGTCATAAAAACCTGCAATCTTTTCCCCTTTTACACCAATAAACCAAAATGATTCTCTGTCTTCTGGCTTAAATGGTGCTTTTATAATTGGATTTGGGCAGTCAACAAAAAATCCAATATCGCCGGTGTCTTCAACCGTTGCCCATTGATCCTGTTCTTTGTTATAGCACTGTAAAATTGTTGTATCCGGTGGCTGTTTTATAAATCTAAATTCTTGAATACCTTCATTGTAATAATCACGCGTGAAATGCTCGGCAAATTTAACATTAAGTCCGGTTCTAATAATTTCCATAATATCAATATTTTTCATATTATTCCCACCTTTTAAAATTGTTTATCTAAATAAATTGTTGCATCATAAACTACTACATGCCCATTATAGGATCTGCTAAGTGTATAAGCGCAGCCATAGTCACCTAAAAAAGCATGCAATTCTTCAAATGATTTAAAGAAATGAGTTAAAGCGGAACGGCGCTTTTTACCATAAAAATGGATTGTTTTTACAAGCTCTATCATTGTTCTACTTGACTTTCAGCCTCAGCCAGGCAAGCATCATTTAACATGTAGTACATATCCTCGTAGTATACACCCTCATAAGATTCACCTTGCAGGGTAAAATCAGTATACAATACACTATCAATCATGTACTGAGATTGAATAATTAAAGTTACCGCAAAGACTAAAGATAATAAATGTTTCATCATTTTACAGTTCTTCCTTTCTATCATAAATTTCAAGAGAATTCAAAACATCTTCATTATCATCAATAAAACTTTGTGCTTCGCTAAATGTATCAAATTCAGCTACTTGAACACCATCCCCAATTTCCCAATCTAAAACGGCATACACTTCAAACCTTTTCATAATTATATAACCCCCATATCTATAATCTTAAATTCTTTTTGATAATGTAGCCGACCTAAAGCCATCAAAGCATATATACGTCGCTGTACCTCAACAATGTCATCATCATCAATGAAATAATCCCCGGATCTTAAAATAACTTTAAATTTTTTCAATTGCTTCAACTCCTTTATTAACTTCTTTAAGTATAACATCCCAATATTGCAATGTCAACATAAATTAATTAAACTTTTGCACTAATTTTGTACCCCCATTTATTATTCGTATCAGACTCCCCACAAATAAATCAATAACAATATTTCCAATCATAAATAAAACACTAAACATTGCGCCAAATATAACGCTAAAAATTATAATTATTTCCATAACATTCCCCCATTAATCATAAATATAATTATGTCCATCGGATCTAAGTACAAATCGCTGTGGTTTATAGGATACTAAGCGTAAAGCCCATTCAATAAATTTTGTCATAATATACCAATCTCCTTTTTATTAATGGAATATATCTAATTTGCACGAAATCAATGCATCATGCAAATATTTATAATGTTTTTCATTGCTCATACAATCATGGTCATTGTCA